AGTCCGTGCACTCCGCACTTTTCTCGATTTTATAAATTTTTCGGAGGGGTGCTATCATGGTAGCCCCTGCAGCCCCTGAACGCGTCCTAATGAACAAGAGCCAGCTCTCTCGGTTGATTGATGTATCCCGGCCCACGATGAACAAGCATCTCGATCGACCCGGATCCCCTCAACCGAATGCGGACGGACTTTATGATGCAATGAAAGTCGCGGCTTTTGTCGGACAGCGGCAAGCGCTAGATAATAACGTCGGGAACGCCGCACTCGAATCGGCAAAGCTGCTCGGGCATAAGCTAGACAACGAGCGTAAGCAAATGGAGATGGATAAGGAGCGCGGTACCTATGCAAACAAACAGGAATCGATGACATGGATATCTGAGCAATTCGGGATCCTACGTAGCCGGCTTATGAGTGTAGTCCCGACTGTATCCCGGCAGCTCGTAGGAAAGAACGTCCGCCAGATCGATAAAATACTGAATAAAAGAATGGTTGATGCCCTTAATCAATTCGGTCGCGAGCACTTAACCGCCGCGGGCGTTGTACCGCAAAAGAAAAAAGCAGCTCCAAAAGTCAAACGGGCTAAGCCGAAACCGAAACCGAAGAAGAAGAAAACTCAGAAAAAGAAAGGCGGGCGTAAGTGATAGGATGCCGAAGGTTTACTCTCGAGGAAGAACGGGCATTGTTTGCAGCTCTCCTTGAGGGCCGGCATGGTCCGAGAAATACTGCCCTGTTTGCTTTAGGTATAGATACTGGCTTCCGGATAGGGGAACTATTGAGCGTCCGGATTAAAGATCTTGTATTGAGGGGGGATATTGTCGATGAGCTCTGCATACAATCTAAAGCAATGAAGAATCACAAGCCTGGGCGCAAGGCAGATCTCTTTAAGCGTACCGAAGAATTAATAACAGAGGGTCTAATCTACCTACAGCAGCGCGGCTTTATGTGCGCAGAAGATTTATTCTTTCAGAGTAAGACGCAAAGAAATCAGGCGATAGCGTGCTCGAGGGCGTGGGAAATTATACATAATACTGCTCGAGGGTTAGGAATGACAGGCCCCATCGGAACGCATTCGATGCGGAAAACCTACGCACATAAACTATATGCATATTGCAAAGAGCAGGAAGCTCGCGGTGTTACTCTCGATGCGATATCCGTTGTGCAGGATGCGCTTCAGCACAGCTCAAGGAAAACAACAGAGCTTTATCTTGATCTGAAAACTACCAATATTAAATGGCTGATACGGGGAGCGATGACAGAATCATGTTAAAAGATAACTGTTTAACGGTGAAAGAATTAGCAGATCATCTCCATGTTGATCAGAAAACTATCCGGCGTATGGAGCGTAGCGGAGTCTTGCCCGGTATGAGATTCGGTAGCTGTCTAAGGTTTGATCCGGTTGATGTCGCGGAATTTAAAAAGGGTATGCGGACAATCCATAAACGAAAGCGAGGTAAAAGCGTCTAATGGATTCAGTCATTGAAAAAGATTTTCACATGACGCTTGCCGAAGCGATCATGGTCCCGGAGCCTGAGCCAACTCTTCCGTGGATGGAAGCTGAATTGATTCTTACTCAGCGGCAGATGACTCGACATCCCGGACCGTATCGAACGGATCCGCTCTGTCCTTGGATGAAAGGTATAATCGAAACTGCAGACGATACCACCGCTCATACCGTCGCAATTAAAAAGGGGGCACAAGTCCAGGTCACGCAGGGAGAGATGGGGATCGTAGCAAAGCGGCTCGTATGCGATCCGGATCCACAGATCTTTGCGCAGCCCACAGAGGACCTGGTAAAGAATACTTCTAAGCTCCGCTTTCGCCCTCTTCTCGAAGATTCTCCGGCAGCCGCGGCGACCTTTACCCCGAATCCTAATGATATGTCCGTGCAACTTTATCAGACAAAGAAAACTAATATTAGATTATTGGGCGGCAACTCAGCCGCGAACCTATCAAGTCTGCCGGCTCGGTTCGTGACGATCGATGACGCCGATAAGTTTAAGGACAATGTCGGTAAAGAGGGCTCTCCGATCGGGCTTCTCTTTACGAGAACAAAAACATACAGCGACAATCGGCAAAGGCGCTTAAACGGGACCCCTACTACGGCAGCTGGCCACGTAGAAAAATATTATCAGCTCGGAGATAAGCGCCACTTCTTTGTTCCTTGTCCTAAATGCGGTACCCATCAGGTCCTCATATGGGAGCAAATAAAATATGATGATAGTCTTGATGCGATCGCCGCCGGCGAAACTGCATATTATGAATGCATAAAATGTAAGTATGAAATCGATGATAGTGAGAAATGGGATATGGTCCAGCTCGGTACCTGGAAAGCTACAGCCAAAACAAGGCGGCGGGGTTTCATTAGTTTCTGGATATCCGGAATATATTCTCTGTCTGATGATTGCAGCTTCGCCTCCCTTGTAGAAAAATACATGACTGTCAAAGATGATCCTTCAGATTTAAAGCAGTTCTGGAATGAGGATGTCGGGGTCATCGATGAAGAGAGGCCGATCGGACCTTATGGAAAAAAAGAGATCTTCGCTATTAGGGATCGATTGAAATTTGCGCGGGGTACGGTCCCGACGATCCGTAAATTCTATATGATGTTGCTTGCAGATGTTCAGGCCACATCGATCCCCTGGACGGTGTGGGGAATGGCTCCGCATGATCTATGGTTAGTAGATCATGGCCTCTCGAGTGTTCTAGAGGATCTCCCAGACATCGCCGAAGGACCGTACACGAATAGAAATGATGAAGAGTTTCCTTGTCACATTCAGATGTTTGATTCGGGATTCAGAACCACGGAGGTTTATAAACATCATATGATTACGCCGCGCTCCCTGGTTATCAAGGGAGATACAGGAAAGATTACTACCACCACCGCGCCGATCCGCTTCCAACAAATCGATAGGATGCCGAACGGCGACAAACTCCCAAAAGGCAAAGGTGTTATGTTGCATCATTTACACCCCCGATTTTTTCGAGATGAGTTAGGCACGCTGCTGCAGCCGCTCAGCGATGACGATGATTATGCAACCTTCCCCCTCCGGCTCTGGTTGCATGAAGAGATAGACCGGGACTTCATAGATCAGCTGCTCGGAGAAATGCTACTCTCCGAGAAAAAGGCGGATCGATACGGACGGAAGAGAACTTACTGGAAGAAGATCGGCAGAAAAAATGATTACTTTGATCTGTGCCATTACGCTTTAGCTATGCGGTGGTTATTCCGTCGAGATTTAGATAAGCTCGCAAAGGCCGAAGCTAGGGAATTAAAAGATCTGCTCAGCGGAAAAGGAAAGCAGAATAAACCATCAGCAAAGAAACGGAGAAGGATCAGAGAGTCATTCTTTGATTCGGATAGTCTACAAATATGAAAGGGGGTGATAAGAGGATTACTGTCGGAGAGATTAGAATATTAACTTAAAAAAAAGGAATGATCATGAGTAAAGCAGACCTAATAGAAAAACTGGCGGAGATGACCAGACCTGAAATAATGGATCTCATTAAGACTCTTAATAAGACTCTTAAAACACCCATCAAAATGAACGGTAAAGATCCGGAACTTCGCGAGAAGATCAAAGCAGCTCTCGAGGCCCCGGACGCTGAAGGCACTATTACGCCGGAAACTAAACCTACAGTCAAGCCGGCAGACAAACCGGACACGAAACCGGCGGAAAAAAAGGAAACTCCCAAATCCGAGAAAGGACCGGGACCTAAAAAAGTCGGCAAGGAAGTAAAAGGCCGGATCATAGCAGTGGCAAACGTCAAAGAAGGAGCTCTTGAGTATCAGGTCCTGAGCGTACAGGCAGACCTTCCCGGCTGCGGTGTGCTAAGGATGATCGGCAAAGGAAAGCAGGGCGACTTTATCAAGGTACCTATGAGTGTACAGGCAGTAAGTTAATCCAGGGGGGAGCCTTTCGGGGCTCCCCTTTATTTGGGAGAAGATATGGCTAAACATGAAAACAGGAAGGAAACACCAAAGCGAAGAGGGCGTGTAGGGCGCCCGCGCAAGTCTGTGCACTGGCCTGATGTCTTAACGGAGGCCGTTAATGAATGTCCGAAGTGCGGAAGTACTCGAAATAAATGTTATAAAACCGAGCGACTTACACCGACAATTATCAAGCGACTTCGCAAATGTCTCTTTTGTGGAACTATCACCGAAACCCATCAACAAGTTTCTGATGTGGATATAATTTAATTATTATCTGAAATCGTTGTGAAGTCAATAACCACGGTACTCAAACAATTATCTACAAAATAGCGGAGAGCCCCTTGACGAATTTTGAGGAAGATGAGATCATTATTTCGTGCAGCAAGAAACTTATAAGACTAATAAATGCTCTTTACAACCCCCCTCAAGAGGACATTATGGCTGTAAGTAAAGAAGACTGGGAAGCACTCGAATGTAAGATAGTTGCGGACTTCGCAGCCGGTGTAAATATAGCTTCCTACTCACTTGCCGGTCGCACGTTTTCTTATCGCACTCTCGAGGACCAGCGCAAGATGCTGCAATATGTACAGTCTCGTATCATAGCTCTCTCCGGAGACAAGCCCGGATACTTCCAACTCACAAGGATGTCAAATCTATGACCAGTAAAGGGATAATCCGTTGTGACAAACGCGGTCACGAAATCGATATCGAAGTCAAAGGCTCCGAAGTTGGACAAGCACTACGCGTTTTAACGCAGCTACAGCGAGCACAATCCTATAAAGCCGCCGAAACCCACAGACATAACCGCAACTGGATCGCTCGGAATGAGGATATTAATACCGTCCTGCAGCGGGAGCTCAAAACGATGCGTGCTAGATCCCGATGGCTCGCTCGAAATCATCCTATCGGCGTAAGCGCTGTATCTACTTTCTTGAATTATGTTGTGGGTACCGGATTCTCTCTTCAAATGAAAGTCACAAAAACAAGTACAAGAAATGGTTTGCCGGTTGTCGAGGATGCCGCCGAGTTTAATGAGGCCATAGAAGATCTCTTTGAATTCTGGTCTGAAGATGTAAGTTCTAATGCACCCGCCTCTTGTCCTGATGATTTTGTGGACGTTCAAGAAATGATGCTCCGGCGGTTAGTTGAGGACGGTGAGATATTTGTCCATATGCGTTATAACAAGGCAAAGGATATTGTTCCTCTCGAGTTAGAGATAATGGATGCAGATTATTTAAATTGCAGCATTACTCAGTTTAACGGAAACCCGGTGATGCTCGGAGTCGAAGTAGACAAGACTACATGGACACCAGTCGCTTATCATTTCTATTCTAGTTCCGGGCAAGATCCTAGATCTTACAGCAAATCAAAAAGCCATAGGATTCCTGCTGAGAATGTGATCCATTTATTTGTTAAACATTTTCCGCTTCAGTTGCGCGGCGTCCCTTTCTTCACAGGCAGCACAGAGAGATTCTTTCAGACAGATGAATATGATAATGCTCAAGTCATCCGGAGCAAGGTCAATGCAATGGTAGCGCTATTAATTAGCGGGGGTGACGGTGGCGGATCATTGCTTCAGGAAAACGGCGACAACGAAGAAACCGATAGTAACGGTTTCCCTATTGATGCAGATGGTAATATTCTTTCCACGATGGCGCCGGGTATGATCGGACGCATTCCGGAGGGATTCACGGCAGAGACAGTCAATCCGACATCACCGGAAAGCTCCTATTCGCCGTTTATGGCTCAGCAGCATATGGCGATGGGCGTCGGTATGGAATACGGTCTGTCTTACACCAGCTTGACTAGAGATACATCAAAAACAACTTTCGCCGGGGGTAGACAGGCAGAGAACATGGACACCCAAGCTTATCGCAGGCTTATGCGCAAATTCAGCAGAAAGGGTCTTTCTCCTATACCACGCAGGTGGATGGATCTCGCTGTGCTGAGCGGAGCTGTGTCTATCGCCGGTTATGAACTTCATCCTAAGAAATGGCAGCGGCACGCATGGATGCCGTCCGGATGGACCCGCGGTATTAATCCGCTGCAGGAAGTTAATGCATCAGAGAAGAGTATGGATAATTTCATCACAACTCTTCAAGATGAATGCGCATTCCAGGGGAGAGATTGGAATGTGCAACTTGAGAAAGCAGCTCGGGTAAAGAAAAAGAAAGAAAAGCTCGGGCTCACAGATGAAGATGAATCAGCGCAGCAAGTAGACGGATCCGTGGCGGCTACAAAAATGGACCGGGTTTTAATTGCTATCGAAGAGAGTGCATTTCAATTGTCTGATATTTTGGACCGCGTAAACCAGGAAAGATAAATTATGAAAAAATTACCTTTTACTAAATATTTCAAAAACATCGCTCGCAGATCTGATCAAGATATCCCGGATGCCTCCAGGCGTTATAGTCTAGCCGCCGATACTCGCGAAGAGAGAGGGCGGATCATTGTCGAGGACAGCGCTCCGGAGAGAAGGTTCATGGTCCGCCGCCTCGAGGTAGAAGATGAAGATATCGTATCTTTAGCCTTTAGCTCTGAATCGCCCGTTATGCGATGGGGGGAACCTGAGATTTTGTGCCATTCGCCTGATTGCGTAGATCTTACAAGACTCGACGAAGTCGGAGCTGCCCTATTTAATCATGATCCGGATAGTATTGTGGGCACGCCTCAAAATATCCGGATCGATGCGGACAAGGTGGGCCGTTGTGATCTCCGATGGGGTACAACTCAGATGGCTAGGGATCGCCGGCAGGAAGTTGCGGACGGATCCTTGCGCGGTGTTAGTGTCGGTTATATCGTAACTCAATGGATGTATTTTCAAGAAGAGGGAGAATTCGAGGGAGTCAGTTATCAGGCGGGGACCTGGTTAGCAACAAAATGGCAAGCTTTAGAAGTCAGCCTTACGCCGATCGCAGCTGATGCTTCAGTCGGATTAGGACGTACAGACGTAAACAATGTGCGGAGCAACCGCACGCAAACAGGAGATGGTAGGATGAAGAAAAAGGTAAAATTGCTCCGTATGTGGATGGATGCACAGAAAAAAAGACACGAACCCGGCGCTATCATAGAGGTAAATCTGAGGCAGTTTGCAGATATTATCGATAGCAAAACAGGCGAAGAATACCTGGAAACCCGGACAGAACCCGGACAGCCTGAGCCCATACCGGCGATACCTGCAGCCCGGACAGAACCCGGACAGCCTGAGCCCATACCGGCAATACCTGCAGCCCGGACAGAACCACCGCCGGCACCCGCACTCAGCAGCGAAGAAGTCGCGCAACGTGCAGTTATTGCTGATCGTATCAGAGCCCGCGATATCCGTGCGATAGGGTCCCTGCATAGTGTTGATGTAACTCGCCACGTTGATAGCGGAGCATCAGTGGAACAGGTCCGCGCAGCGGTTCTGGAGGAAATCGGTACAAGGCAGAACCCCGGCGCGATGGGAACGATCTCTCTGGTTGTTGATGGCCATGACAGTTTCCGGGCTGCCTCGGTCGCTAATATCATTGCTCGATCAGGAA